TACATCGTATTAAGTAGCGTTCCAGCTTGTGAAACGCTGTCAATAGCGGCTGCTGCGTGGGCTGAACTGGAAAGCATGGCCGCGCCAGTCGCTAGCAATGCTTTTTTTAGCGCCGCTTCCAGCTTCGCCCCCTTGGTGGTGCCTTCGTACTGACTGATCACGGCGCGGGCATTCCATGCTTCCGCGTCTAGTCCTGCAAGTGCGGCCATCAGTGCTATATCTCCCGGTGGGCATGGCGTTCTTCCTGATCTCCAGTTACTGATCGCTTGTCGTCCTTGCTCTAAATGTCGTGCCAACGCGGCATCGCTTCCGGCCACTTTGCTGGCTCGGTTGATCAATTCGTCTAAATATTCCGGCTTCATTTCTGCTCCTCTTGCATTGGCGTACATTTTCTTGTACATTAACGCCGTGTACAAATTATTTGTATACCCCATAACGGGTAACTGTCCAGCCCTGACGGGCACATTTTCTCAGGAATGCACATCATGCAAAAAGTTTTTATCACCTCTCCCGCAATTCGCAATATGTCTGGCGTGGGTAAAACCTCCGGCAAGGCTTACGACATGAATTTTCAAGTCGGTCACTTGTTTGAGGTCGCGGCCGATGGTTCGATTGGTGAGTTCCCGAGCAAGTTCGAATTTGTTCTTGAGAAAGATCAAAAGCCCTATGACCGGGGCACCTACTTTCTTAACGACTCTGCCCCCTTCGTGGACCGTAACGGTAATTTGGCGATTCGCTGTCGTCTCACCGCTGTCCCTGCCTCTGCCAAATAAGGCATCTGCCATGAATGCCGCTGATGTCGCTCAAATTCACCATATCGCACGGCTGGCAGTTCTCGCCATGTGCGCCCGTGGTGTCGCCGGTGCTGAATTTGAATCGTCGCCCGAAATTCTCGAAGTACGTTTTACGGTGTCCCGTACTGATGGCACCTTTGAATTTCCGGTGGACGTTGAATTCATTGGTGCCCACTCCATGCCGATTGGCGGGCTGAATTTATGAAAACTGTGAATCTGTTTTCTCATCTGGTTCACCCTTCCGGTTGCTGGTTTCGCGTTTGCGCTGATCGCTGCCATACCTTGCGTTTGACCACTCGCCATTTTTCCAATGCGTGGGAGCGTGCATTGTGAAATTCTCTGTTCGCCTTCCCTCTGGTCAAGTTCGCCCGTTTGCCAACGTGGAAACCTTTGTGTCATACGTCGCGGGCTGGTCGGACGACGACTATCTCAAAACGTGGCCACTCCCCTTTTGTTGCTTGATTCAATCGCGTAAAGCGCCGTTCTGATCATGTCTGCCCTCGCCCTTCCTGCTCGTTCTTTCGGTTCGCCCCTGCCCTCTCCTGAGGCTGTGGCGGCTCGTTTGGCTCATTTTCAGCCTCTCCAGACGCAAACCTTGCGATTGGCTGATAAAGCTGCGCGTCGTGCGTCTGATGTGTCGCTTTCGGCGGCTGTTCGCGCGGCGGACGTGGGACTGAGCGCAGCGAAGGCCGGCGGCGGCGGCGCGGGGCTTGTCCCATTTAAAACAACTCTTGATACAAGTATTTCCTTTGCAAAACCGGTTGTTGCTGAGCGTCGCGTCAACCGGTTGAAAAAATCGGTCTGGGCATCTGGTCATCTGCATGGCATGGCTGAAAAAGGTTTCCGTCCTTCTGCCTGCTGGTTCGTTACCCTGACCTATGCGAAGGCGAACGATTGGGCCGCTAACCACATGTCAAAAGCAATTCAGGGCTTTCGCAATTGGTGCCAGTCTAGGGGCATACCTTGCCGTTACACATGGGTCGCGGAAATTCAGCCTAAACGTCTTGAGCGAACGGGTGATGCGGTGGTTCATTACCACTTGCTGGCATGGCTTCCTGAAGGTGTCCCTATGCCTCAGTGGGACAGGGCCACTCGTAAGCATAACGGCTGGCGCGGTGCCTTCTGGATGCATGGAATGACCAATACTGAAAAGGCGTTTTCAGGTGTCGGCTATCTCATGAAATACCTGTCCAAGCTTGGCGAATTGACCATTTTCCCCAAAGGTCTTCGTTTGTACGGTATCGGCGGTTTAACTACTCAAGGCCGTGCCGTTCGCACTTGGTACAACCTGCCTGAATGGGTCAAGCGTACCTGTGGTGTGGGTGATGTCAAAAAGTTTGGCAACTCCTTCGTTATGCGCGAAACCGGTGAAATTCTCGCCCCCGTTTATTCCGTTGTTAAGACTGGATTCGGCCTTATTTTGAAGCTCCTCCGGCCCTTGCCTGATCGGTTTCACGATGGGGCTTATTCCTCTGTTTCCTTTGCTTGATTTGCCCGTTTTGGGCGATACGCTGACCGGGCGTTTCTCGGTCAATTTGAAAGGTTCACTATGAACAAAACTATGCGTTTCTTGGGTCTGGGTTCTTTGGCTACTCTCGGCGCTTCGGCATTTGCTGCCGTGCCGACTGAAGTCACTACCGCTATCGGTGATATGAAGTCTGACGGCTTGGTCGTTGCTGGTGCCGTGCTGGTGGCGATCATCGCCATCGCTGCTGTCAAGTTCATCCGTAAAGGCCTGTAAAAATGGTTTCGTACCAAGTTGGCAGCGTTTGCTACTCCACGCCCTTAGCGGCGGTTCAAGCCATGGCGGCTAAGGAAGTGGGCAGTGTTGTTCAGATTGGTACAGCGACGTATGTGGTGAATTCAACCGGTCAAACGGCGAGTTCAATCACATACGTTCTTCAAAATGTCTCCTCTGCGGCGGTCGTTACCACGACTGAAACAGTAACCCCTCTCCCCTGTGGCTTGCTTGATACCGCTGACGGTCTTTTGATCTCGTGGGGCATTGCTGCTTGTTGGCTCGCCGTTGCTGGCATCCTCTTTATTCGTCGGGGGCTTCACGAATGACACCCGGATTTATGGCCATCATGGTTTGCGTATTGGGGGCTGCATGGCTTATTTCAAACTCCTGATCGCTGCTTTCTTTCTGCTCGCTGGTACTGCCTTTGCAGGCTATCAAGCGGGTCGTCCCCCTCCCGGCTGGAATCCCGGCAATCCTCCTGCGTACAAGCCTGCGCCCGGTGAGTTTTACGACCTTGATAAACGCGCGTGGATGACATTGACAAAAGTCAATACGGGCGGTGGTGAGTTAACGGTTCCTGTCCGTTTGCCGTTGTTGCCTGCTGTTGAAGTGGGCTTGGCTTTTGCCTCTGCCTTTTCAGCCAATCCTGCTATCTTGGTTGCGACTGCTGCATTCGCCCTCTACAACCATTATTTGAGTCAGAAGGGAATAACGGCCCATGATGACGGCACTTTTACTCAAGTCGACGAAGGTGCTGGCTGTGACCTTGCTTCACCTGCTGCTTGCTATGAGTACACCACGGCATATAACAATTCAATCTGGGGGACTTCTAAGAACTCTGTTTGTCAAAGTTCTTTTGCAAAATGGGCACTCCAACAATATGGTTCTTCGGCCACGGGTTCGGCTTCCGCCATTTCAATAACCCAATGTCAAGCAACTGGCAGTTATCAAAGCGGATCTGTACGGCAGGGCTTTGTTTTTGGCGATAAGTTTACTTTGAGTCGTCGTGTCAGCACAACTGCACCAACTGTGGTTACAAAACTTATAACGCCTTCTCAGGTTTCGACTGAAATGGCTCCCTTGCCTATGCCTAGTGACTTGGCGAAAGGTATGCCGTATCCTCACCCAGTTGGTGACCCTGTGATGAATCCCGGTCCTGCTGGCACGCCTCAAGTGTTGCGCGTCCCTATGGGTTCGCCTGTTGCAGTGCCGTTGCCGAATCCGAACCCTGACAACTTGCCCCAGACATGGAAAACGCCCGTTGTTGACATCATCCCTTCGCCTACGCCTGATGACCCTTGGCGCGTCGAGACTGTTCCGAAAGACATTACAAAGGTGGACCCGGCCCCCTTGCCTGATCCTTTCAATCCGAATCCGTCGCCTTCGCCTTTGCCGACTCCGGTGCCCGTTCCGAATGACCCCGGCACCACTGAAGCCCCTGCTGATCGGCCCGGCTTGTGTGAGGAATACCCGGATATTCTTGCTTGCTCTAAGCCTGAATTTGACACCCCGGAAGAGGACGAATTGCCAACTGTTGATAAGGACATATCAATAAATCCTCAAGGCTTCGGCGGCGGTGGTTCCTGTCCTGCGCCACGGCATCTTTCCGGTGCCAACGTGGATTTTGAATTCACCCTTCTCTGTGATGGCATGTCTATGCTGCGGCCTATCCTGATCGCCGTCGCGTGGTTGGTGGCTGGCTTGATCTTGTTGGGTGTCAAAGGGAGTAGTGATTAATGGGTGCTCTTGGAACATGGCTTGTAAGCCTTGCTGGGCCAATCGTCAGGAAGATGATGATTTCTCTCGGCATCGGTGTTGCCTCGTATGCTGCCATTTCAACGGCACTGAATTCGGCATTGAGTCAGGCGCAAAGTGCTTGGGCCGGTATCACTGGTGATGTGTTGTCGTTGATTCAGCTTGCGGGCTGCGGTACTGCGCTCTCTATCGTGGCCGGCGCTCTGGTCGCTCGCGTTGCCATGATGTCGCTTAAAAAGTTGGAGATACTCGCGTGATCACGCTGTTCACAGGTTCTCCAGGTGCGGGCAAAACTGCCTCGCTCGTCGATTTCCTGTCAAAGTTGCCGGGTGATCGTCCGCTGTTCGTTGATGGGCTGAACGGCCTTACATTGCCTCATACGGTGTGTGATGCCAATAACTGGCACAACGAGTTGCCGGACGGTGCCATTCTGGTGATTGATGAGGTTCAGCGTGTTTGGCGTCCTCGCGGTGCTGGTACTAAGGTGCCCGAATCCGTTGCTCAACTGGAAACACATCGCCATCGCGGCATTGATGTTTTTGTCACAACGCAGGCCCCACGCCTGCTTGATTTCAATGTTCGCGGCTTGGTGGGTCGTCACGTCCACATTCGTGACACTGGTATCCTCGGACGTTACTGGTATGAATGGCCTGAATCGAATGATTCAATGCAGTGGAAAACCTGTATCAACAAAAAGAGGATAAGCCTTCCCAAAAAAGCCTTCTCGCTCTATAAGTCTGCAAGTCTCCATACCGTCCCTGTCCGGGGCGTTCCTCGTGCTTTAATCTTCGGAATTGTCGCCTTCTTGCTTTTTGCTGCATTGGCCTATGGTGTCTATAACATCATTCAACGCACTCAAAATGGCGGCAAACCGCCGTTATCTGACCCTAAAAGCTCTCAAGTAAAAACTGATTCATCGAAAAACGATGGACAATCGTTACAGCAAACTGACGGTTTGGGGCCGATCGATGATCGGGTGGCCTTCATTCCTCGCGTGAGTTCGAAACCTGAATCAGCGCCTGCCTACGATGCTTTACGTGTGGTGGCTGTCATGCCAGTCGTGACCGGTGCCGCCTGCATGGGCGCAAAGTGCAAGTGCTACACGGGACAAGGCACCGACGCGGGCCTGTCTGATGGTGAATGCAGGACGTGGCTACAGAATCGCCCCTTTAACCCTTATTTGGCACCCGCTGCGCCCGTTGGTGCTTTGGCTGGTGTTCCTCCGCCTTCTGCGCCTGTATCGCTGCCGTTACCGGTTGACTCCTCGCCTCCTGCCTCTGCTTCTGCTTTTCCTCCGGTGCCTGCTTTTCGCGTTTAAACCCTCTCTTACTGATCGACAGGGCTGTTTGGAAGTCCGGGGAAGCGAATAGCGTTAACCCCGGACGTTCAGGGGGGTGTGGGGGCGCCCCCACGTGCGAAGCCTTTACACTCAATTCTGAGATAGAATTTTTTTATCGAAAGCGATTTCTGATAGATTTCTTCTAAACATCAGATACATCGTATTAAGTAGCGTTCCAGCTTGTGAAACGCTGTCAATAGCGGCTGCTGCGTGGGCTGAACTGGAAAGCATGGCCGCGCCAGTCGCTAGCAATGCTTTTTTTAGCGCCGCTTCCA